AACTACACGCAGATCTGCCGCAAGGTGGTCCAGACCTCTGGCACCATCGAAGCCGTGGACAAGGCTGGCATGCGTTCCTACCTCGCTTACGAACTCGCCAAGGCGGCTTCGGAACTGAAGCGCGACATGGAGGCCACGCTGACCTCCAATGCCGTTGCGGTTGCTGGTGGCAACACCACGGCCCGCAAGACCGCCGGTCTGGGTGGCTGGATCATCACCAACAGCTACAGCGGCGCCGGCACCACTGCCGCTGCCCCGGTAATGTCTGGTGGCGCTGGTTCGCTCGACGGCTTCCCGACCACGGCTGCTGTCGCTGGTACGGCCCGCGCGTTCACCGAGACACTGCTGAAGACCGGCATCCAGGGCGTCTGGACGCAGGGCGGCGATCCCAAGGTGCTGATGGTCGGCCCCTTCAACAAGACGGTGGTTTCTGGTTTCACCGGCATTGCCACCCGCTTCCGCGATGTCCCGGCTGGCTCCCAGGCTGAGATCATCGGCGCTGCTGACGTGTACGTGTCGGACTTCGGCACGGTTAACGTGGTTCCCAACCGCTTCCAGCCCGAGGGCAACGCCTACATCGTTGACCCCGAGTACGCTTCGGTTGGCTACCTGCGGAACTTCCGCACTGAAGTGCTCGCCAAGACCGGCGATAGCGAGAAGCGCATGCTGATCGTCGAGTACGGTCTGAAGGTTCGCCAGCAGAAGTCCCACGCTGCGATCCGCGATCTGACCACTTCGTAAGGTCTTACCGGGGGAGTCGGACAACCGGCTCCCCCACCAAGGCGGTAAGCATGGCAAAGACTCCAGCTTGGACTCGCAAAGAAGGCAAGAACCCCGATGGCGGCTTGAACGCCAAGGGGCGCGCGTCTTATAACCGAGCGAACCCTGGCAAACCTGGCCTGAAGGCCCCCCAGCCCAAGGGTGGCCCTCGCAAGGACAGTTTCTGCGCCAGGATGAAGGGTATGAAGGAGAAGCTGACCTCTCCCGAGACGGCGAAAGATCCTAATTCCCGCATCAACAAGAGCCTGCGGGCCTGGAAGTGCTGACCACCAATGCGCAAAACCCTTGATTTCGACCCCAACACCGGCATCAGCCACGTCTTCAACTATGATGAAGTGACTGATGAAGCCACGATCACTGCGGAACAGGATGTTTCGGCGGTAATCGAGGCCAACAAGCAGGCATACAACGATGCGCCTGATCGGCACGGGGAATGGTCGCGTGTCGCCCAGATTCCGATGGTCGTTTACATGGACCTGAAGAAGCAGGGCATCCTCGATGACCAGGCTGCGATGAAGAAATGGCTGAACGACCCCGATAATCGATTTTTCCGCACCCGACCGGGGACGATCTGATGAAAATTGCCATCTGCATGCCAAGCCGCGACATGGTTCACGCGGCTTTTGCGTTTGATCTGGTGAACATGGTCGGCCACTGGACCGCGAAGCACGCGACAAGCGGCCACAGTGTGCAGATCCTGAACAGCACCGGCACCCTTATCGCTGACCAGCGGGTGAATCTCGCCAAGTCTGCGGTTAAGCAGGGGGCGGATTGGACCTTGTGGCTAGATACGGACATGCGGTTCCCGGTGGACACCCTGGAGCGGCTTGTCTCTCATAATCGCCCGATTGTGGGATGCAACTACAGCACGCGGGTGATGCCGCCTGAACCCACTGCCTCCAATTTCCATGAGGACAGTTGGGTGAAGGTCTATACCAAGCCAGAATCAACGGGCCTGGAGCAGGTGGACCTGATCGGGTTTGGTGTGGCGCTGGTCAAGACCGAGGTGTTCCAGAAACTGGAAGACCCGTGGTTCCATCTGGGTTATTCTAGCCTCAACCAAAGGTTCATCGGGGAAGACGTTTACTTCTGCATCAAAGCAGCCGGCGAGAAAGTTCCGGTTTTCATTGATCACGATTTGTCCAAAGAGATTCGACACATCGGCAGTTTTGAGTTCCGCAACGATCACATCGAACTGCCGTAAGGGGTATCACCATGGCGCTTGCGACCTACGCTGATCTTCAAAGCGCCGCTGCGGATTGGATCAACCGTGCGGATCTCACTGCCGTAATCCCTACTTTCATTACCCTGGCTGAAGCCAAGTTTAACCGGGAACTGCGCCTGCGCGACATGATGGTGCGCGCTGAAGCCACCACCTCGAATGAGTTCGTGGCGGTGCCGGCTGATTTTCTGGAAAACTATTCACTCGAATTGAACATGGCCCAGATTGGGCCGCAGCAGTCTCTGGCGTTTATTGGGCCGCTGGAGGCGAAAGTCCTCAAGGCGAACAAGATCGTCGGTTTGGTGCGGTATTACACCATCATTGATGGCGCGTTTGAACTGCTCCCTGCGCCTGGTGGCGATACCGACGTAATCCTGACCTACTACCAGAAGATCCCGGCTCTGTCGAACGCTGCGACAACCAACTGGCTGCTGACCAAATCACCAGACCTGTACCTCTACAGCACCCTGCTGGAAGCGGCCCCCTACCTGCGCGACGATGACCGCATGCAGATGTGGGGGCAGGCACGCGGCCAGGTGCTGGCAGCGATGCAGCTTGAATCCGAGCGGGCCATGCGCCCCACTACGCAGCTTGTGGCCCGTAGGAGGGGCTTCTGAGATGGCCTTCACCAATTACACCGACAATAAGCTGATCGACCACCTGCTTGGCAGCAGCACCTTTACCAAGCCGTCCACGCTCTATGTGGCGCTGTTTGTAGGGAATCCGACAAGCGGCGGCACCGAGGTGTCCACGTCAGGATCTGCTTACGCCAGGGTGGTCAGCACGTTCACCATTTCCGGTGGCAACGCCACCAACACGGCTGCGATTGAGTGGGCCACTGCCACGTCCTCCTGGGGCACCATCGACTGGGTGGCGATCTACGATGCTGCCAGCAGCGGGAACCAGTTGGTCACTGCGGCCTTGTCTTCCTCGAAGACCATTGCCAGTGGCGACGTGCTGCGGATTCCGATCTCCAGCCTTTCTGTCACGCTGACTTAAGATGAGCACCGTGGATGGCATCTACGGCACGGGTGCATACGGTGTCGGGTTCTACGGCACCGCATCCCGCACTGCGGCCACCACGGGCGTATCTTCTGCCACAGCCGCTGCGACCAAGGTGCTCTTGGCTGCGGCGACTGCTACTAGCGTTTCCAGTGCATCCACTGGTGCCTTTCGGATCAGACTGGCGGCGGCATCGGCCACCTCGACATCTTCCGCCACCGCTGCGGCAGGGGTCATCAAGCCGGCTTCAGCAGCCGCAACGGCCACCTCGTCGGCATCTGTTGCCGCCACGCGAGTGCAGCAAGGTGCCGGATCGGCGACGGCCACCTCCTCGACCACGGCTTCGGCGCTAGCAATCTACCTTGTCGCTGGGTCAACCAGCGTGGTATCTATAAGTTCTGCGGTGGCCTCTCTGGTCGCGCAGGCTACTGCGTCTGGATCTGCATCGAGCACTGCCGCGTGCCTTGCACGCCTGCTCTGGGAGCCAGAACCAGCAGATACGGGCACCTGGGTTGACCAGTCCGTTCCATCTTCCTCTTGGACTGAACTATCTACTGGCGCGGGGTCTTGGGCCTCGGTGCCCAATGATTCCAATACCTGGACCCCGCTCACGAATGCGGCGACCACTTGGGAAAAGGCGGCGTAAATGGCTGATGCTTTTACAACGAACCTCAATCTGACAAAGCCCGAAGTCGGCGCTTCGACAGATAGCTGGGGCGGCAAGCTGAACACCGACCTGGATACCCTCGACGCGATCTTCGCCAACGGGTCGGGTACGGCTGTCGGCATGAACCACACCGGCAAGAACCTGGTGGTCACTGCCGGTAATACGTCCTTCAAGGACGGCACCGACGCGACCAAGATTGCCAAGTTCAGCGCAGCCAGCATCTCGACTGGTACGACGCGCACTTACACGCTGCCCGATACTTCGGACACCTTGGTTACGCTCGCTGCTACGCAGGCTCTGAGCAACAAGTCCCTGACTGCCGGAACGACCTACATCAAGGACGGCACCGACGCGACCAAGGTTGCGCAGTTCAATGCAGCCAACATCACCACCGCCACCACCCGCACGTTCTCGTTCCCTAACAGCACCGGGACTCTGTAATCGAATCAGGTGCCCAGACGCTATCCGACAAGTCCCTGACTGCCGGAACGACCTATATCAAGGACGGGACTGACGCGACCAAGATTGCCCAGTTCAGCGCGGCCAGCATCACCACCGCCACCACCCGCACCTACACGCTGCCGGATGCCACCGGCACGGTGGTGGTTGCGGATGCCACCCAGACACTGACCAATAAGCGGGTTAACTCTCGCGTGGTCAGCACTGCGTCTAGCACAACTCCGATACCCGATGTGTCCACTGCTGACCAGTATAATTTGACGGCGCTTGCGGCAGCGGCGGCTTTTGGGATTCCAACCGGCACTCCTCTGGATGGGCAGAAGCTAATCATTCGCATCAAGGACAACGGCACTGCTCGCGCATTGACGTGGAATGCGATCTATCGGGAAGTCGGCACGTCTCTGCCATCCACTACCGTGATCTCGAAAACTCTCTACGTCGGATGTATCTATAACAACGCCGACACCAAATGGGATGTTGTCGCCTCTGTGATTCAGGCATAAGGGGTCGCCTATGCGCTGCGCGGTAATTGACGCCCTATCCAACGTGGTTCTTAACGTCATCGTTGCGGACCCTGCGGACCCTGCCCCGGATGGGTCTTTCTTGATCGGTATGGCGGACGATGTAGCCTGTGGCATTGGGTACATATACGACCCCGCCACTGGTACATTCACGTCCCCTTACCCAGAGGTGGATGAAGATGCCCGTTAACACGATCCGCCTTACGTCTGGTACTACTTGGACGGTCCCATCTGACTGGGTTGATTCTGGCAGCACTATACGCACCATCGGCGGCGGTGCCGGTGGCGCTAGGCCGGCTGCGATTGATGCGATTGGCGCAGTTGGCGGCGGCGGTGGCGCGTTTTCTTCCGTTTCCGGAATCGGCCTGACGGCTGGCAGCACGGTTTACATAAACATTGGCGCTGCTGGTGCTGGTGGCACTGCCGGCGGAAACTCTGGCACGGGTGGTGGGGATACCTGGCTCAACAAGGCCGCGAACTCAGCGCCGACGCTTGCAACAAATGGTGCCCTTGCCAAAGGCGGCGCGGCTTATACAGGGTCTGGGCTTAACGGTGGCGTCGGTGGAGCGGCTGCTTCTGGCGTTGGTTCCACCAAATACTCAGGCGGTAATGGCGGCGTCCAGATCTCAGGAACCAGCTACAATGGCGCTTCCGGTGGTGGTTCCGCTGCTGATGATGGAAATAACGGCTTTAATGGCGGCAGCGGCGGCAGCACCGCAAACAACCGTACTGGCGGTGCGGGTGGTGGTGGTACGGGTGGCGTAGGTGGCAATGGAGGAAGCGTAAGCGCCAGCGCAGGCGGGACGGGTGGTCTTAGCTATTCTGGTGGTGCAGGCGGCACAGCAGGAACTGCGAGCGGTGGCACTGGCGGCACTGGATCTAACGGTGCAGGCGGTGGTGGCGGCGGCGGTGGCGATAGCGGCAGTGCGTCAGGCGCTGGTGGGGTAGGTGGCGCGGGTCCTGAATATACACTCACCGCAGGTGGAACTGCTGGTTCCGGCGGCGGCGGTGGCGGCAGCGGCGGCTCGTCTGGCGGCGGAAGCTCCAGCGGTGTGGGCGGCGCGGCTGGTCTTTACGGCGGCGGCGGCGGTGGATCTGGCGGTGCAGGTGCCACTCGCGGAAACGGCGGTGCTGGTGCGCAGGGTGTAATCATCATCACTTATATAACATCTTCGTTCATGGTGATGTTCTGATGCGCGAGAACTTCCCCCGCTGCATGGCGTGGCTGCTGGAGTCCGAAGGCGGATACAGCAACCATGCGGACGATCCTGGTGGCATGACCAACCTGGGCGTGACTGCGCTTGCCTGGGGGAAATGGTCTGGTAAACCGGCCACTGAGGCGGACATTCGTGCCCTTACGCCCGAGACGGTGGCGCCTTTCTACAAGGACGCTTATTGGGACCGCGTGAAAGGCGACGATCTGCCGGCTGGCGTTGATTACGCCATGTTCGACTTCGCGGTGAACTCTGGCGTGAATCGTGCGATCCGGTATACCCAGAGCATCGTGGATGTCACGCAGGATGGCATGTTCGGGCCGGTGACCCTCGCTGCGATCCATGCCGTGGACCCGAAATGGTTTTCGCAGCGGCTGTGTTCCGCACGGCAGCGGTATCTGGAAACGCTGCCCACCTTCAGGGCCTTTGGGCGCGGCTGGACCAAGCGAGTGCAGACTGTGGCGGCCCGTGCCGCAGAAATGGCGGCATAAATGCCCATCATCCCCGTGCAGCTTCCCCCCGGCATGGAGCGGAACAATACCCCCTACGATACCCCCGGTGCGTGGTGGGATACCAACCTGGTGCGGTGGCAGTCTGGGTCTCTGGTTCCCATCCAGGGAAATGAGCGGTTGACCGTTTCCGCCCTGACAGGAGCCGTGCGCAAAATCTTCCCCTACCGGGACAACACCAACAATCGCTTCGTGCTGATCGGTACAGACTCCAAACTGTATACCGACACTGGCGGGTACACAGATGTTACCCCCGCCAGCCTGGTGCCGCTGTCGAGCATCGGCAGCAACGGCGGGTACGGCACGTTTGATTATGGTGAGTATGACTTCGGCGATGCGCGCCCAGCCCCGTCCCCCATCTATTCCCCGATGCCTTATTGGACATTCGGGAACTGGGGCGAGGATGTGATCCTGACCGCCAACAGCGATGGGCGGCTGTTCTATTACGATTCTTCCGCTGCGACCACGGCCCCGACCGTGATTTCGACTGCCCCCGTAGGCAACAACTCCGTGCTGGTGACGGATGAACGCCACGTCTTCGTGGTCGGGCAAACCGGCGGCACAGGCGGTAATGTTCGACGGGTTGCGTGGTCTTCCAGGGAAGACTACACCGACTGGAATTATGCCAGCACCGTCAACACTGCCGGCTTCCTCGATCTTGCCACCCGCACCCCGCTATTGAAGGGCGTCAAGGTCAAGGAAGGCATCCTGATCTTCTCGCTCACCGACATCTATCTCGCGCAGTATGTTGGCACCCCGTACATCTACGGATTCCAGCGGGTTTCTGACACCCAGATGTTCCACCCTGACGGCATTGCCACGTTCAACGGTAAAGCCGTCTGGATGTCGCGGGCTGGGTTCCAGGTCTATTCCGGTGGGTTCGTGCAGCCCCTCGAATGCCCAATCTTCAACGACATCATGGCGGAACTGGACCCATCCAGTGGCCCCCTGCGCATCCACGCCTGCCACAATGCCGTGTTTCCCGAAATATGGTTCTTCTATCCGACCACCGGCAACACCGAGGCCAACCGATACGTGATCTGGAACTACCAGGAAAACTGGTGGGCCTGGGGGTACATGTCGCGCAGTGCCATGGCACCGGCAGAGGTCTGGAAATACCCCTACATGGGCGCCAGCGATGGCAACATGTATCAGCACGAAGTCGGGTACACCGACGCGGGTGTCTCCAGGGTGGGCCAGGTCTATGCTGAGACTGGCGCACTAGGGCTGGGCAACGGGGAGACCATGGTCGAGGTGCGCCAGGTTCTACCGGCCACCGGCACCGGAACAACCTCGCTGAACATCACAATGTATGGTCAGTTGGCGCCAGAAGGCACCGAGCGCACCTTCGGCCCCTACACCCCCCGCACCGATGGCTATACCGACGTGCGGGTGAACGCCAGAGAAGCCCGTATCCGCTTCACTGCTGCTGCGGATGGTGAGTTCGGCGTAGGCAAGATGCGCTTTGACGTTGTTCCAGGGGGTCGGCGATGATCGTTAACTTTCCTGTCCCGCCGGGGCAGATCACACAGCAGTACGTTGTCCAGATTCTGGACATCCTGCGAAAAACCTTCGTTTCAACGGTGTCGAAAGATCAGAGCGTCCCGCGCATCCTACTCGAAGCGCCAAACGGCACTGTATACACCGTCACTGTATCCAATACAGGAACGCTGACAACGGTGGTCAATAGTGGTAAAACCAGAGACATCTAACGGCCTGCCACCGGATGAGATCGTGCAGCGCATCGAGAAGGCGCTGAAGCATGGTGGGGACACCCACACATGGGACGATATCCGACAAGGTTTGATTGACGGCCATTTCCAACTCCACTGGAACAATGGCGGTGTGGCGATCACCGAGATTCAGGTTTTCCCCCGTCGCAAGAACCTCCACTGCTTTGTGGTAGCAGGTGAAATGGAATCGGTTGTGGCGTTGCGGAATGACATGGCGCGCTTTGCTCGCGCGCATGACTGCAAGGCGATTACGGCTTCGGGGCGGATAGGGTGGGAGCGGGTGCTTCCGAAAACAGGTTGGCGGAAAATGCACTCTGTCTTCACTTTTGATCCTTGGGAGGAATGAGCAATGGGCAGTCTGTTTGGTGGTGGTGGCGGGTCGCAGACCCAGACCAGCAAGGTAAAACTGCCTGCGTGGATTGACGCAGCGGGCCAGAAAAACCTGGCGGCAGCTTACGACGTTTCTGCCAACATGCTTGGCCCCTACGCGGGGCAGCGTGTTGCTGGCATGACCGATGCCCAGATGGGCAACATTAATGCCCTGCAAGGCAACGTCGGTTCGACCAACCCCGCCTTTGCCTATGCGCAGAGCCAAGCGGCAAACGTCGGGAACTACCAGCCCAGCCAGATCAATGCGGGCTACCTCGCAAATACTGATCTGTCTAGCTACATGAACCCGTATACCCAGAACGTGATTAACAGCGGCCTGTCCGCGCTGGATCAGCAGCGGATGCAGGCCCTGAATCAGGTCGGGGATACCGCGCTTAAATCCGGTGCGTTTGGCGGCTCCCGCCAGGGGATTTCTGAAGGCGTGACCAACGCCAACGCTGCTTCTGGTGCTGGCAACCTCGCAGCGCAGTTGATGGCGCAGAACTTTTCGCAGGCCCAGGCCGCTGCGACCAATGACCTCCAGCGCAATTTCCAGATGCAGCAGTACAACCAGTCCGCCGGTCTGACTGGTGCGCAGTTGAATCTTGCCGGTGCGCTGGGCTTGGGCACGCTTGCGGAACAGGGCCAGAATGCTTTCCTGAAGGGCAACGTCGCTGCGATGGGCGGGCAGGATGCCATTTCTGCGCAGAACCAGCGCCAGCTTGACGCCATGCGCCAGTTGTATACCGAGCAGCAGCAGTTCCCGCTCCAGCAGCTTCAGATTCCGCTCCAGGCTCTGGGCATGACTCCATACGGACAGACGCAGACCACCACTGCGCCAGGTGGCTCCAGCAGCCCGCTGATGGGCGCCGCAGGTGGCGCCCTTGCAGGCGCACAGTTCGGGCCTTGGGGCGCGGCTGCGGGTGGTCTTATCGGTCTGTTGGGGAGTTAAGAGATGGACCCGATTCTTCAGCAGATCCTGGCGTTTGCCCAAGCCAATGGCATCGACCCCCGCGCACTGTTCAGCCAGATGAGCACCAGCGGTATGCCGGGGCAGGCCAGCAAGTCGGCAGCGCCGGGGATGCCTGCGCCGGCCCAGATGGGTCCGCAGGGGCAGGGGCGCATGCCCACCGGTCCAGTCGGAATGGCGATGCCGCAGGGTATGGCACAGGGCATGCCTGCCGGGATGCCGGCCCCGCAGGGGATTGCGATGGGCATGCCCCGTGATGACCGCATGGCGTCGGCGGCGATGCCCAACTCGCAGATGAATGCCGAAGCCGGTAAGGCGGCTTTCCTCGCCGGCAAGGCGCCGCCTAGCGCGATCACCGCCAAGGAAGGTCTTACCGGCATTGGTGGCGGCATGGGCAATACGGCTGGCATTGCATCGCTTGGCATGGGCCTGCTCTCTGCGTCCAAAACACCCCCGCCCCAGATTCAGGCGCCGCAGATCTCTGCCTATCGCGGGCAGCAGTTCCGGTATGACCCCAACCTGCTGACAGGATTGTTCCAATGATCGATTACCCCGCAGGCTACAATGATCTGGACGTAATCCGGCAGGCCCTGGCGCTCCAGCAGCAGGGCGCGCCCCAGCAGCCTATGGCCTTCCCCCAGGCTACGCCCGCGCAGCAGTATTACGGCCCTGCGCATCAGGCGCTGTCGCAGTTGTTCCAGCAGTCGATGATGCAGCAGGCGCAGCCTGGCCTGCTCGCGCAGCCGACTGCCCAGCAGATGGGCCTGCTTTCCACCAACATGCCTGCCTTCACGGCGGTGCCTCTGCCTATCGGCGGGGGCGGCACCCTTGACCCGAATGAGTACTACCGTCTTACGTCTGACTATTTCCAGAACGTGCGGATGGACCCCAAGACCGGCAAGGTAACCGATGCGCGCGATGCGCCTACGACCACCCAGGCCAATCAGTATGCGCGCACTTCCAATAACTCCCAGAATGCGAGGGCGTAATTATGGCTGGTCTGCTCGACTCCATTAGCGGTTTCTTTGCCGGTCCTGCGGAACCCGATGCCATTGACCCGCGCTACGGCATTTCGCAGCAGCAACTGTACGACGCCAAGATGCAGTCTCTTGGTTCGGCAGGATTGACCCTGCTTGCTGCCGGTCAGCGGATGCAGCCTGAGCAGCGGGCGCAGCTTCTGGCGGGGCTGGGCAACATCCCCGGCCAGTACCAGCAGGGTATTTCCCAGGCCATGCAGCAGCGGCTGCTGGCGTCCCAGCTTCGGTCTGGTGAGCAGGATCTCGCCGCCCGTGACGCCTTCGCCAAACGGCTGGCTGGCGTGCTCCCCGGTGCGGCTCCGATGCCTGGTGCGGCTCCGATGCCTGGCGCGGCTCCGATGCCTGGCGCGGCTCCGATGCCTAGCGCGGCTCCGATGCCTAGCGCGGCTCCGATGCCTCCTGGCGCCGCGCGTCTGACCCAGCCGATGCCACCCACGGCGGGTGCCGTTGCGCCGATGGGCGGGGCGACTGCGCCGATGGCGGCCGCTGCGCCCACTGCGGATCTGGCTGGGTTGAATCTGACACCGCAGGAAGCGGCGTACATCGCACAGTTGCCGCCTTCGGAGCAGATGTCGGCTTACAATCAACTCCAGATGAAGAAGTTGACCGACAAGCCTGACTTTGTTGAACGCCCCATGACCCAAGCGGAAATTGCGGCGTTTAATCTTCAGCCGGGTCTGCCTTGGACCATGGGTAAAGACGGGCCGTATCTTCCTGGCGGGCGCGAGCCTGCCCCGACTAACATCAACCTGCCCAAGGGGCCGGGAGCGGCAGATTCGCGGCTTGGTGCGGTATACATCGACAGTTTGGTGGGGGCGGTAGACGCGGGCACTGCGGCCAAGTCTGGCGTGCGGGTAAACAGTCAGATCAGGGGAATGCTCGATAAGGGCGCTTTCACTGGGATGGGGTCTGATATTAAGACCACCGTGACCCTGTTTGCGGACGCGCTTGGCCTTGCTCCTGACGATGAACTCCGCAAAGCGCAGAACAGTCAGCTCCTTCTGACCACGTTTGCCTCTCGCGGTCTTGAGGCTGCTCGCAGCAACGCTGGGCAGGGTGCCGTTTCTAACTATGAACGCGATATTCTCCAGAAGGCGGCAGGTGGCGGTCTGGAAATGACCGAAGCCAATATGCGCTATATCGCAGACATAACCGACAGGATCTACGCCAAGCAGATAGAAAATGCTTCACTTGCGGGGGGTATCCTAAGTTCGGATGACCCCTACTCCATGCGCTCGCAATGGTATCAGCGCACGGGTGGCGCGAGCGGCGCAGTTCCCGAGGCACCGCCCGCGTCCGACTCGGCCCCAGTGCCGGGGGCAAAGAAAGCCCCCGATGGAAAGTGGTATGTCTTGAGGGATGGTCAGTACTTCCTGGTTGAAGGGGCGCAGTAATGGTCACGCTTACTCCGGTAGAGGGTAACCCCTTTGAGAAAAAGGGGACGGCCCCTAACATGGTCCCCGTAGAGGGGAACCCGTTTGCTCCCGCTGCGTCCACTGGGCCGCAGTTGGAGTTTCCTGACGCGCCCACCATTGCAAAACTGAACGTCCCAGGTGCGATCAGCGCAGCGATGGACCCCGGCTATAGCATCACTGATGTGCTCGCAGCCAAGTACGGGCCGACTTTCACCGACGATCCGCGCAAGCGGCAGGCTATCCTCGCTCGTTCGCTTCCTGGGGCCAAGCCGGTCAATGACCGCTTTGGGAACCCGATGATCGAGTACGAAGGAAAGAAGTACTACGCTTCGCGCCCAGGTGAAGTGGACGCGATGGACGTTGCGCGGGTCACCCATCCGGTAAACCAAGCGGCGCTTATGGTCGGCATGGCGACGGGGGGACTTGGCTTGCTTCCTGCTATGGGGGCTGGTGGTCTTCTGGGCGGGGGCGCTAGCGTTGCCGAAGACGTGCTGGCGAACGCTGCCAGCGGTGACCGGCTGACCAACATCGACCCGAAAAAGGCCGCATTCTCGGCTGGCATTGGCGCTGCGGCCCCGCCTGCTGTTTCGCTGCTGCGCGGCGCGGTAACCTTTGGGAGGAATGTCCTTGGGTTCGGCGATAACATATCTCTCCTTAATCCTCAAGCAAGGGCGGCGCTTCTTGAGAAACTTGCAGCGGACGAGATCTCTGGGCGGTCGGTTACCGCTCTGAACCCAGAACTTACCCTGGCGGAAGCTGGGCCGAATCTGTTTGCGACGGCGCAGGGCGCGGTGACTGCTCCCAAGAATACGGCAACGAAGCAGTTCATTGATCTTCTGCGGCAGCGCAACGAAGGCACCAATGCGGCCCTTGGGCGCGAGGTTGAGTCTGCCCTTGGCCCTGCGGGGCCAGATCAGTTGGCATACGCCAAAGCATTAAGCGCGGAAAAGAGCCTTGACCTGAATCCGCGCTATGCCAACATCTGGCAGACTGCGACAGACGTTGATCCCTCTTCCGTTGTAAAGCGGCTCGACGCCATGCTGGCTAAGACAGACCCAACCACTGCGGAAGGGCGCGTCCTTACTGCGTTCAGGTCCAAACTCATTTCCTCTCCAGCGCAGCCGGCGCAGCGTGTTCCAGTGCTTGATCCTCGCACAGGGAAACTTATTCGTTACCGGGATATCCCTTCGCAGCCGGCAAAGTACGTCACGGACCCGCAGGTGCTGCATTCGATCAAGCGCGATC